AGTATCTGTTCCAAGTTCTCTTAGAGAGGTTAAACTTAAAAACTATCAAGAGTTACTAATTAAAGAAAATCCAGATAATGATGACATGCTTAAATGCATCTTAAATATCAATACTAAAGAATTAGGCAAGATAAAAGATAAGGATGTAGATAATCTACTAGCAATTATAAATAAGCTCTTTGATAAAAAACATGAGTTTATTCCCACATTTAAAATGAAGGGTGTGTTATACGGATTTATTCCAAAGCTAGATGATATTACCTATGGAGAAAATAAAGATGTTACAAACTACATAAACGATTGGGGAAATATGCATAAAGCTATGGCAGTATTATTTAGACCAGTAAAGCAAAAGCTAAACTCTAAATACTTAATAGAAGATTATGAAGGTAGCCACAAGTATAGTGAGATGATGAAAAATATGCCACTAGATGTAGTACTTGGAGCGATGGTTTTTTTTTGGAATTTAACAAGCGCATTGCTGAACTCTATACCGAATTATTTGGAGAAGGAGATCAAACAGGCACAGATGCAAGGAGTGGATTTAGCAGAAAGTGGGGAAGCTATTCAGAACTCTATGCACTTGCTCAAGGAGACATTACAAAATTTGAACAGGTTACAAAGTTATCCCTTCATCAATGCCTAATGTATTTGGCTTTTGAAAAGGAAAAAATACAGCTAGAGAATACAATGATTAAAAACAAATTTAAATAATATGCAAGGATTTTATAACCTATCTAACAAAATAAGAGAAACTCTACAACTAGATGCTTTTGTAAATACAGTAACGTATGGAGATATTTTCGAAGTAGATTTAAACAAGCAAACTATATTTCCATTATCTCATGTAATGATTTCAGGAGCAACTATGCAGAGCAATGTCTGGAACTTTTCAGTATCGGTATTATGCATGGATATAGTAGATGAGAGCAAAGAGTTTCCAGAAGGCACACCAGCTGATTTTAGAGGTACTAGCAATGAGCAAGATGTACTTAACACGCAAATGGCTGTAGCTAATAGATTGCTAGAGTTATTACTAAGAGGAGATTTATATGTAGAGAAATATCAGCTAGAAGGCAATCCACAGTTAGAGTTTTTTGTTGATCGTTTTGAAAATAAGTTAGCTGGTGTTACAGCAACTTTTAATGTATTAGTACCTAATGATATGACTATATGCTAAGAGAACTATCAGCTGAGTTTAGGAAATTTGGAAGTTTTGTTATACAAGGTGCAAGAGCTGAATTAACTAAAGATAAAAAAGGAGGGGGAGAATTATTCAATAGTCTAAACTATGAATTAACAGAATCTGACAATCTTTATGAAATTAGTTTTTATGGAGTTGATTATGCAACTTTTGTAGATAAAGGAGTTCGAGGAAATAATCCTAGTAAAGTATCTCCTAATGCTAAACTAAAAGGGCAACAAGCTCCACGATCTCCTTACAGATTTGGTAGTGGTTCATCTAGTGGAACTTGGGATGAGTTTCAAGGAAAAATTAGAGCATGGGCAAAGCAAAAGAATATAAGATTAAGAAGATATAAAACAGTAGATGGTAAAAGAGTTCCTACTGGAAAGTTTGAAAAAGGCAATTATGATAGCATAGCATACATAATATCTAAAAATATATTTAATAGAGGAATAGCTCCTACTATGTTTTTTACTAAACCTTTTTTAAAAGGAGTGGAAATATATACTCCACTACTTCAAGCTGCATTTGGTAGAGATATAGATGAATTAATAAGACTTCGTATAGCATTAGAAAAACAAAATAATAAACAATGAGTAAAATAAACGTAAGAAGTCCATACTTCATAAATCATACAGCAACAAATTTAACAAGTGCAACGCTTGAAATAGTTATATATTTTGGAGTCGCTAATACTTCTTTTGGCACTCCTCAATATACTTTAGTTTCTACAGCTATAAATGAAAAGGTAAACTTTGAGGTTTCTGAATTGATTAAAGATTATATAGATACAGAATTTGATGGAGCTTTTCCTACTTTTCCAGTTTCTTTAACAGAAGCAACTACAATATTTGTAGATTATAGAATAACTGAAACTATTGTTGCTACGCCTACTGTATTAACTCCAGTATATGGCAATAGAGCTTTTTATGGATATGGATATTTTGAAGATGGAGCTAATCCAGTTCTCGATAACTTTGTATTACAATCCAATACTAGAATACTTAAAAACACTAATGCAACAGTAACAATTCCTGTTGATAATACTATTGCTACAAGTCTAGTTTGGAAATATCAAGGATCACCAGTTTCAAGTATTTCAATATCAGCACAAACCAAAATAGAAAATCAAATAACGTATGTAACAAGTACAGGTATTTCTAATGTAGATCAAGCAGAGATTAGTACTGGTGCTAAAAGTCTAACTATAAATATTGATTCTTATGAGAAATGTAAGTACACTCCAATCAAATTAACCTTTATAAATAAGTTTGGAGCATATCAAGAAATATGGATGTTTGCTAATTCTATATTAAGCATGGCAACAAATGAAGAAAGGTACAAGTCTAATATACTTACTAACGGAACGTATAATACTTATGATCCACAAATAAAACTACTTACTAAAAATGCTAATCAAAGTCTAAAATTAAATAGTGATTATTATCCTGAATCTTACAATGAAGTCTTTAGACAATTGTTTTTAAGTGAGAAAGTATGGATAGATTATGAAGGTCAAACTTTAGGAGTCAATATAGAAAATAAACAAATCACTTATAAAACAAGTCTTACCGATAGTTTAATAAACTATACAATAGATGTAAGCTTTGCCTTTGATAAAATTAATAACATAAGATAGATGCAAGTAGTAGAGCTATACATAAGTAACACCAGAGTTGATTTGTTTAAGGATGAAAGCCTTACAATAACAGATACTATAATCAATGCTAAAGATGTCGCTAAAGTATTTACAGCATTTAGCCAACAATTTAGTTTACCAGCAAGTTCTACTAATAATCAAATATTCAAGCACTATTATAATTTTGAAATTAGTGGAGGGTTTGATGCTAGAATTAGAGTAAGTGCTATACTTAAATTAAACGGAGTTGATTACAAGATTGGAAAAGTAAAGCTGAACTCAGTAGCAATGAGAGATAACAAAGCTTACTCTTACAAAGTTGTATTTTATGGAGAAACAGTAGCTCTTAATGATGTGCTAGGAGAATATAAGCTAAGTGCTTTAACTGATTTAGATACATTGAGTTTGAACTATAACTCTACAAAGGTAAGAGAAAAACTTCAAGTCGATCCATCAACCAATGATATTGTAGCTCCTTTAATAACACACACGCAAAGACTCCTCTATGATAGTCAAAATGGTGCTTTAGTTGGATCTGGTAATTTACATTATCATACAGGACCAGGAGCAAATAATCATGGAGTATTATTTTCTGATTTAAAGTATGCTTTAAGAGTACATAGAATTATACAGGCAATACAAGTCAATTATCCTTCTATTTCATTTAGCAATGATTTTTTTGTTAGTACAAACGAAGCTTATTATGATTTGTTTATGTGGCTTCACAGAAAATCTGGAGGAGTAGGTAATGGAGATCAAGTAGAAACTTTTCCAACTTCTATTAATGGCTGGAGTTCAAGTGGTAGTTTTACTTGTGGTGCTACTGAAGTTTGGGGTGGAATGAGTAGTGTATCTACTTTAACAGTATGTCCAGAATTTGCTTCTTATTCTGATACAAGTACTTTATTTCAGTTAAGTTTAGCAACGACTAGCACAGACGAATATGCAGTAGAAGTTTTACAAAATGGATTATCTATTTACGCTGCAAGTGGTTTATCTGAAAATACAACTATTTCAAGTAATGCATCTGGGGGAGATTTAGGTTCTACTTCTTTATCTGCTGGAGAGTGGACTGTTATTGTAACAGTAACATCTGCTAATGCATCTGGAATTACTTTTAGCAATATAACTTGGACTTTAACTAATAATGAACCAAACGAAACTCCAGTACCTCTTACATTTCCAACTGGTTCTTTTTTATGTGATACTAATTTTGAATTTATTATAACACAACAAACACCAGACATTAAAATAATAGACTTTTTAACAGGACTGTTTAAAATGTTTAACCTAGTTGCTTATACAAAAGCAGATGGAACTATATATGTAGATACCTTAGATGACTTCTATGCCACCTCCAATACATATGACATTACTAAATACATAGATGTAAATACAAGCTCTGTAGATGTAGCATTGCCTTATAGAAAAATTAATTTTACTTATGAAGGATTAGGAACATTTTTAGCTGCTCAATGGGAACAATTAAACGTAGCTAAATGGGGAGCTGAAAGTTATGAAGCAGAAGGTGGTTTAGATGGAGGTATATATTCAGTAGTAGCTCCTTTTGAGCATATGCAATTTGAAAGACTTTTAGATACAGGCGATTCAACAGGTGCAACACCAACCACAATTCAATGGGGATTTTGTGTAAATGATAATCAGCAATCTTATATAGGTAAACCTATTTTATTTTATCCTATTTTAAAAACAGGAGGAGTAACTACTCCTATATCATTTAGAGATACTTCCACTAGCCATAGTGAAGTTACATCTTATATAATACCTTCTAATAGCGTTGCTTTAGCATCCTCAACAAATACTGCTAATATAAACTTTGGTGTAATGGCTAATGAATACACGCAAGGACAAGGTAATCCTTTTACAGGTTCTCTTTATAATAATTACTACAGTAGTTATATAGAAAACTTGTTTTTAGAAAATTCAAGATTGATTAAACATACTGCTTACTTACCATTGCACATTATTCTTAATTATACTCTTGCAGACATCTTAATTATTAATGGTAAACAATATAGGATTAACAGTTTGAACATTAATCTAATTAATAACAAAACACAACTAGAACTTATTACAATATGAAAATACTAAAATTATTAAATGTAGATGAATTCTATGGTCAAGATGAAAGTATAGAAATAGCAAAAGGAAAAAACAAATTACCAGAAACTTTAAAAGAAGGTTATAATCAAATAAAACGAAATAGAAGATGGCTAATACAGTAGTAATTAATGTACAGGCTAATACAGCAGCAGCAACAGCTGATTTAACAGCAACTACAGTAGCAGTAGATAACCTTACAAAAGCAGAAAAAAAATTAAACAAAGAAACTGGGCAAACTGCATCGCAATTTGAAGAGGTAACAAAAAATGGTGGTGCTATTGCTATACTAGATCAGCTTACTGGTGGTCTTGCATCCAGAGTTCGTGATACTTTTGAAGCTACTAAACTATTTAATTTTAGTTTAAAGTCAATGCGAACAGCATTAATAGCTACAGGAATTGGAGCTTTTGTTGTTTTACTTGGAACTGTAGTTTCTTATTGGGATGAAATAACTGATTTTATTACTGGAGCTACAAGAGATTTAGAAAAACAAAGAGCTGAGTATGAGAGAATAAATAAACAGTTAGATATTGAGGTTAGTTTACTTACACAACAAAAAGAGCTTTTAGAATTACAAGGCAAACCAACTCGTGAAATAACTAATGAATTAAGAAAACAGCTTTTACTACAGCAAGAAATAAACATTGAAAGTTTAAAAAGTTATGAAAATCAGTTAGATCAAGAAAAAGCACAAAACAAAGAACTCACTTGGTGGGAAGCAACCAAATCATTTGTTCTGTTTAGATTTAATAAACAAAAAGGAATAAAATCACTTCAAGAATCAATCAAAGAAGATTCAGAAGAAACTGCTGAAATAGAAGGCAAAATAAAAGAGATAAAAGACAAAAATTTTGAAATTTCCAAAAAACTTCTTGCATTAGATAAAGAAGCTATTGAAGTTGTAAAAAAACGATCTCAATTTTTAGAAGAGATTAGATTGGGAATGATAAATACTGAAGAAGAAAAAAGAGCTGAAGAGTTAAATCAGCTAGATATTTTTTATGATGATTTAATACAAAAAGCAATCGATTACTATGGAGTATTATCTCCTATCGTTTTAGAATTAGAAGAATCTTTAGCACAAAAGAAAAAAGATATTAATGTTAAATATGCAAAAGAAGAAGAAGAAATAAAACAAAAGAGTTTAGATGATGATATTACCATAACAGAAGCAAGAAAAATTTTACAATTACAATTAGTTGAAGCATCTGGTTCAGCTATTGGCGCACTTGGTTCTTTATTTCAAGAAGGAACAGCTGCAAGTAAAGCAGCTGCATTAGCAGAAATTATTATAGGAACTGGAGTTGGTTATGTACAAGGTTTAGATATAGCACAAAAATCTGCTAAAGGAACAGGACCAGCAGCTGCATTTGCATTTCCAATATTTTATGCACAACAAATTGCAGCTGTAGCTGGAGCAGCAAAACAAGCTAGTAATATTTTAAAAACTGTTAAAGGTGGTGGTGGTGGCTCTGCTCCAGTTTCTGCTCCAACTTCTACTCCTGTTCAAGTACCAGCATTTAATATAGTAGGACAAGGAGAAGGAAGCCAAATTGCATCTGCATTAGGACAGCAACAACAGACTCCTATTCAAGCCTTTGTAGTTTCTCAAGATGTTACTACTGCACAAAGTTTAGAGAATGGAATTATACAAGGTGCTACGCTAGGAGATTAATACAACAGAAATTAACAAAAAAGGTTTAATAAAAAAAGACTATGGATATAATAGAATTAGTAATAGATGAACAAAGCGAAGAGTTCTCTGGAATAGAAGCTATTTCAGTAGTAGAATCTCCAGCAATAGAAGAGGATTTTATAGCTCTTAAAAATGAGGATAAAATAAGACTTGCAGAAGTATCAAAAGAGAAACGCTTGTTAATGGGTGCTGCTCTTATACCAGACAAACCAATCTACAGAAAATCAGGAGATCATGAGTTTTATATCTATTTCTCTAAAGATACAGTAGCTAAAGCATCACAGATGTTTTTAAAATCTGGTAATCAAGGACAGGCTACAATGGAACACGCTACTAAAAAATTAGATGGCATGACAGTAGTAGAGTCTTGGATTGTGGAATCTGACTTGTACGACAAGAGTAAAAAGTACGGATTAGATATGCCTATAGGTACATGGATGGTTTCTATGAAAGTAGATAACGATGAAATTTGGAATAATTACGTTAAGAAAAATAAAATCAAAGGCTTTAGCATTGAAGGATATTTTATTGATCGCTTGAGCAATAGACCAAAGGATAAACAAAAAGATACTTATAGCGAAGATGATAAACTACTAAATGATATAATAGATGTACTCAAGGAATCAAAGACCAACAGTAAGTAGAACCTCTCCAAGAGGTGGTAGAAGAGGATGCTTATGTAAAGACAATACCTATAATTCTAAATGCTGTAATGGAGATTTACAAAATCAAGGAATAGGCTCAACAACAGGGCAAAACTTTGAGGACTTTATGCGATTAGAAAACAATAGTGGTTTTATCATGTCGCAGAATCAGGACAAATTACAACAGGAATAATAGAATGTTGTTTATTAAAAAAAGTAATTAATCAATAATTATATATATATGAAGTCAACAGACAAATTAAACAAAGTGAGAGCTTTACTTGGTTTAGAAGTTCAGTTAGAAGAGAGAAAGCTAGAAAATGGCACTCGATTTGAAGCAGATGCTTTTGAAGCTGGTAGAGAGGTCTTTATTGTAACCGATGAAGATGAAAGAATAGCTGTTCCAGCTGGAGAGTATCTTTTAGATGATGGCATGATGCTAATCGTTGAAGAGGATGGAATAATTGCTGAAATGAAAGAATCCGTAGAGGAGGAAGTTGAAGAAGTAGTAGAAGCTCCTGTAGTAGAAGAGGTAGAAGCAGCTGAAGTAGCAGACATTGAAGATTGGAGAGGTCTTGAAATAAGAGTGAAAAATCTTGAAGATGCAATAGCTGATTTAAAAGCTGACAAGGAAAGCAAGGTAGAAGCTTCACAAATTGAAGTAAACGATCATGTAGAATTATCTGCTATCAAGCACAATCCAGAAAGTAAAAACGAAGTAGAGCCTGTAAACTATGCTCAAAACAGACCGATGAATACTCAAGATAGAGTATTTGCAAGATTATTTAACAACAACTAATATTTAAAAAAATTAAAATTATGTCAAAAAGAACAGACTTAGCGACTACAGTAACAATTTCTAGCTCATATGCTGGGGAATTTAGTGGAAAATATATTTCTGCTGCTCTATTAACTGCTTCAACTATTGATGATGGTGGTATTACTGTAATGCCAAATGTAAAATTTAAACAAGTAATACAAAAAGTAGAAACTGGAGATTTAATCGCAGATGGAACTTGTGATTTTGCAGCTTCATCTTCTGTAACACTTTCAGAAGTAGTATTGCAACCAGAAGAGTTCCAAGTGAACTTAAACTTATGTAAATCAGACTTCCTTAACACATGGGATGCGATTCAGATGGGGTTCAGTAGCTTTAATAATAACGGACTACCAAGTTCATTCTCAGAATATTTAATTGGTTATGTAGCTTCTAAAGTAGCAGCACAAAACGAAATTAACTTATGGACTGGAAACTTAGGAGGAGCACAAGCTGGAGAGTACAATGGACTAGAAACTTTAGCTGCTGCTGATGCAACTGTTATCGATGTAGCTGGAGCTGCTGCATTAACTGCTGCAAATATCATAGATAAAATGCAAGATACAGTAGATGCTATTCCAAATACATTATTTGGAAAAGAAGATTTAAAATTATACGTTTCTAACAAAGCTGCTAAATTATACATTAGAGCTTTAGGTGGATTTGGTGCGCAATTAAATGCTGCTGGAACTGAAAACGTATCTTCTAAAGGTGCTGCTGGTTTTGAAAACAGAGGTACTCAATGGTACGGAGGAGGAAGCTTATCATTTGGTGGTATTCCAATCTTTGTAGCAAGAGGTATGAGCGACAACACAATGATTGCTGCTGAAACTTCTAACTTATTCTTTGGAACTGGATTATTATCTGACTACAACGAAGTTAGAGTAATAGACCAAACTCCAATCGATGGATCGCAAAATGTAAGAATCGTAATGAGATTTACTGCTGCTGTACAAATCGGAGTAGGTGCAAACGTAGTTTACTATGCTGGATAATTAATAAATTAATACTAATCAACTCAAAGGGTATTAGGTACTACTTAATACCCATAGAGTTATAATACATATAAACTTATGGCATGTGATATTACAGCTGGTCGTTTAGAACCATGTAAAGACTCCGTAGGTGGCATAACAGCTATCTACATAGGAGGTGCTTATACAAGTGGTTTACTAAACGCTCCAGCAGATGGAGGAGTTACAATAACAGCAGATGAAATAACAGGATTTGCATCAGCACTTACTTTTTATAAGTATGATTTAAAAGGAGCTAATTCTTTTGACCAGACTAATGAAAATTCAAGAGAGAACGGAACTAGTTTCTGGACTCAATCAGGAACTGTTGTTTTAAAGAAACAAGATAAAGCTACTACAGCTCAATTAAAGTTACTTTCTTATGGCAGACCACAAATAATAGTGGAAGATTATAACGGAAACTTTTATTTAGCTGGTATAGAAAATGGAGTTGAGGTAGCAGTTAATACTGCAACTGGTGCTGGAATGGGAGATTTAAATGGATATAACTTAACATTAACTGGAACAGAGAAATCTCCAGCTAATTTTATACTTCCCTCTATTATTGGAGATACTACAAATACAGTAATTGTAGTTGGAACTTAATCTTTGATTTTATAAATAAAATAAAGGCATTACTTTAAGTTTTGCCTTTTTTTATATAACAGTTTTAGCCTTTTGGTGTTTATTAAAAAAGGAATTGAATGATTATACTAACTACTACTACAAATGCTCAAGAATTGAAGTTTATTCCTCGTGAATATGCAGCATCTAGTATAGTTATTACTGATCAAGATACTAACAAACCAGTTACTTATGCTGGATTAACTTTTACAAAGGATAAATATTATCTAAAAGGTAACGTAACATTCTCTCCAGTACTAGTAGAGGGTAGATTTTACACTTTAAAAGTGTTAAATGGCTCTTCAATAGTTTATAGAGATATGCTTTTTTGTACAGATCAAACAGTTAGTACTTATACGATTAACAAAGATGTCTATACAGAGAATGTAACCACTAACGAATATGTAGTAATATGAGCAATTTTTTCATAACTAATTTAGCAGCCTATACAGCTCCAGAAGTTGTAGAGTTAAAAAACAAGGATTATATCCAATATGGAGAGGATAACAATTATTTTAACTATATAATTGATGTAAACAACAACTCTACTACTAATAGAGCCATTTGTATAGGGGTTTCTAACATGATCTATGGAAAAGGACTTGCTGCACACGATGGAGATAAAAGACCAGAGCAGTACGCTCAAATGATGTCGTTGTTTAAAAAGCAAGATTTAAGAAGATTTATCTCTGACTACAAAATACTTGGAATGGCAGCATTTCAACTAGTTTATAAAGATGGAAAAGTAAAACAAGTACACCATTTCCCAATGGAAACGCTTAGAGCTGAAAAATGCAATGAAGAGGGAGAAATAGAAGCTTGGTATTATTCCAATCATTGGGATAATATGAAACCAAACGAAAAGCCAGACAGAATCGCAGCATTTGGATATGGCAAAGGTAATGAAGCAGAAATGTATGTACTAAAGCCTTACGAAGCTGGTAAATACTATTATAGTTCTCCAGATTGGAGTTCAGCAATGCCTTATGCTGTCTTAGAGGATGAAATAGGAGATTATTTAATTAACGATTGTATAAGTGGTTTCTCAGGAACGAAGGTCGTAAATTTTTCTAATGGAATTCCTGATCCTGAAAAAATGCAATCTATTAAAAATGATGTTTTATCTAAACTAACAGGAAGCAGAGGAGAGAAGGTAATTGTTGCATTTAACAATAATCCAGAATCCAAAACAACAGTAGATGACATTCCTTTAAACGATGCTCCAGCTCATTATTCCTATTTAGCTGATGAATGCTTTAAAAAGCTTATCGTAGGTCATAGGGTTACCTCTCCAATGCTTCTAGGTATTCGTGAAGGAAACGATGGACTAGGAAACAATGCAGAAGAAATTAAAACTGCTACACAATTATTTGATTCTATTGTAATACAAAACTTTCAAGATCAAGTAGTCGAGTGTATTGATGCAATTTTATCAGTTAATGATATAGCATTAGACTTATACTTTAAGACTCTTAAACCGATTGAATTTAGCGATATAGATGTACTAGAAACTAAAGAAGTAATAGAAGAAGAAACTGGCTATGAAATGGCTAAGGTTAATCTTAAAATGATTGATGGTCAAGAGGTTTATAAAACTATAGAAGAAGCAGAAGCAAAAGCATTAGAACAAGGATGTGAAGGCTACCATAAACACGAAGAAGATGGAGAGGTATGGTATATGCCATGCGATTCACATGATGAAGCAGTAGATTTAAAAAAGCCTTGTCAAGCTGGATATGAGCAATATGGAATGAAAACCAAAAATGGTAAACAAGTTCCTAATTGCATTCCTATTAAAATGAATGAGGAAGAAACAAAAAATGTGCTGGGTTCTTTAGCTGATAGTGGTGTTAAAATGTCAGATGACTATGTTTTTGTTGATGAATTAGATGCTGATTCTGATGTAGCTAATGAGGATTGGGCAAACTATTTAATTAAAGAGAAAAAAAGCACTCTATCTAAGGTTAAAGGATTACTTGGATTAAAAGATGAAATTACTTCTAAGAAAAAAGGTAGCTCATTTAGTTATTTAGATTCTAAAAACGGATTGTATAAAATTAGATATACTTACGCTGTAGGTTCAAGAAAGCCAAGTTTAACACAAAGAGCGTTTTGCAGAAATATGATGAATATGGCTAATGCTGGAATAGTTTGGACTATTGAAGATATTGATAGAGCATCAAGAGAGGGAGTAAACAGACAATTAGGACATAATGGTCAACCTTTCGATTTGTTTAAATTTAAGGGAGGAATTTACTGTAGACATATTTTCAAAAAAGTGCTTTTCAGATTAGAAAGCAATACAGAGCCATCCGAGAATTTAGGAAACTATAAGAAAACTAAAACTATTCCTAAGAGTTATATGAAAAACCCTAGTGGTTCTAAACAAGCTGGAATTGCACCAGAAAATATGCCAAACAGAGGAGCATACCCAATATAAGATAAGACATGGCTAAAGCATTATTTATAACAACTCAAGATATTAAAAGGTACTCTGTGCTTTCTGGTAATGTCGATCCTGACCGATTTATTTATATGGTCGAGATTGCACAAGATACAGAGGTACAAAACTATCTAGGAACTAAGCTATTAGAAAAGTTGCAAGATTTAATAATTGCTGGTACTATAGATCAACCAGCTAATGCAGCTTATAAGACATTACTAGAAACATACGTCAAACCTATGACAATATACTGGGCATTAGTATGTTACATGCCATTTGCTGCTTACACAGTAGGTGCAAAAGGAGTTTTTAAAGGGCAGAGTGAGAATGCATTAACAGTAGATAAAGAAGAGGTAGATTATTTAGTAGAAAAATATAGAGATATAGCACAATTCTACACAAATAACTTTATAGATTTTATGATTTATAATCAAACTACTTATCCTGAATATAATGCAAATACAGAGGATGATACTTTTCCGGATACTTCTAATTCAGATTTCGGTGGATGGGTGTTATGAGATATAGACAAAAAAAAGAAAATATTGTAAAACTAGAAAAATATTTAAAATATGTGGACAGAAAACAATACATGGAACGTAGTGATAAACTACACAATAAAAAAGATAAATAAATGACTCCAGCTTTAATATACTATAGAACATGGTGGGGATTAGGTGCTTGTAATAATGTAGGCTGGGGAAGTGTATATAAACCTTTTGTGGATTGTAGTCCTACTCCATTCTTTGAAATCATAGCAGAAAACGGAGATTTCCTACTAACAGAAGCTAACAACGAATTTTTAATAACAGAAACACAATAAAAAAAATATAATGGCAAATAAAAAATTTAGCGAATTTGTACTAAAAACTAGCACTAGTGATGTATCTCACATTGTAGGGTATAATGGAGCAGAGAATGTTCAAATAACACCAGCAAACTTAATTAGTGGGTCTGGCGGACCGTTTTTACCACTAGCTGGTGGTTTAATGGTAGGTAATACTACTCACAATGACAATGTAAAATCTATCTATGGAACTTCAGGAGATGGACTAGAAATCTTTCACGATGGAAGTAATAGTTTTGTAAAAGATGTAGGAACTGGAGATTTAAGAATACAGGGAGCAAATGTAACAATAGAAACAGGTTCAGGAAACAAATATTTTAGTGGTGTATCTAATGTAGCAAGATTATTTCATACTAATAATGAAAAGTTAAGAACTACAAGTACAGGTATATCAGTAACAGGAAAAGCAGAGGTTATTAAGGGAGGTTCTACTTCTGCACAAGGAGATACTGATTTAATGGTGCAAGACAGTCCGGCTGCTGGTTCTACTGCACAAATGCAAATATTAGGAGGAGCGTCTGGATTTTCTAATTTATATTTTTCTGATACAGCATCTTATAATGTAGGTGGTTTTATATATAATCATTCAAGCAATTATTTAGCAACAAATGTTAATGGCTCTGAAAAAATGAGGCTAAATTCTTCAGGGAATTTGGGCATAGGTACTTCGAATCCAGCATTACAATCAGGAGGAACTGGATTACATATAAACGCAACAACTAGTTCAGAATTAAAGTTTACAAATAATACAACTGGAAGTGGTGCAGCAGATGGAACAGCTTTAGTGTCAAATGGAAATGATTTTAATATAAATAATAGAGAATCAGGAAACTTAACTTTTGCAACTAGTAATTCAGAAAGAATGCGACTAACTTCGGCTGGTAATTTTTTAGTAGGTAAAACATTAATAAGTTTTAGTACTGAAGGAGCTGAATTAAGACAAAATGGTCAATGCATATTTACAACAGATGGAAGTAGTTCGTTAGTTTTAAATAGACTTACAAATGATGGAGAAATACAAGTTTTTAGACAAAATAATACTGTTGTTGGTACTATATCAGTAACTGGCTCTGCAACTTCATATAACACTTCTTCAGATTATAGATTAAAAGAAGACTTACAAGACTTTAAAGGTTTAGATTTAGTTTCTAAAATACCTGTTTATGATTACAAATGGAAAGCAGATAAGTCTAGGTCTTATGGTGTAATGGCTCATCAGTTACAAGAAGTATTACCACAAGCAGTATCTGGAGAAAAAGATGCTGAAGAAATGCAATCAGTAGATTACTCTAAAATAGTTCCTTTATTAGTTAAGTCAATACAAGAACTATCTGCAAAATTAGAAGCATTAGAATGTCAATGCGAAAAAAAATAAATAACAATAAATAAATAAAAATAAAAATTATGATTAATTACTCATGGAATTGCAAAGTAGTCGATGCTTACCCACAAGATGGAGCTTACGCTGATGTCGTTTACAACGTACACTGGAGTTTATTAGCAGTATCAGACCAATTAAACCCAGAGGGAGAAGCATATCAATCTTCTAGCTATGGAACACAAAGCTTGGATGTTAGCGATATATCAGACTTTATTCCTTTTGCAGACTTAACAGAATCACAGGTACAAGGTTGGGTAGAATCAGCAATGGGAGAAGAACAAGTAGCTTCTTTAAAAGCTGGTCTTGATGCACAAATAGAACAGGAAATAAATCCATCTTCTATTCAGTTAGTAGTAGGAGAACCTGTACCAGCAGAATAATTATAACCACACTTTAAAAGTTTGTCTTACTTATAGTATATAAACTATAAAAATTAATTTATTATGACAATTACACAAGAACAAATTCAAAAAGTAAATCAGGTTATTAATTCTTTGCCTATTGCTTATTTACCTCAAGCACAGGAGATAGTAAAAATCTTAAATGAATCTATACCAAAAGAAGAAACAGATGACAAAGAAGAAGAGTAAAACACAAAAACCAAAGGTAGGGAAATATGTATTTCCTAATAAAACAATGGCTTTAGATTACATTGATCAAGGAGAATCTACTTCAAATCTATATGCTAAACTTGGGTTAAGAGAGCAAGGGTTTTTAGTAGATGTGCTTTGGCACGAATACAACAAAGACTGGAAAGAGTTTGAAGTTGTAGTAGAAGGAGAAGGATGCCATCAATTTACAGGTTATAAGTATGCCGATTCCTAAACGCAAAGCAGCCGAAAGCCAAAAGGATTTCATGTCAAGATGTATTCCTATGCTTACTCCTTATCATAAACAATCTGAAGCTATAGCTATTTGTTATGATGCTTTTAAAGGTAGTGCAGTAGAACTAGAAAGCTATAACGACTATCCAGAAGGAGCAGTTAATAATGCAAAGAGAGCTGTAGAGTACAAGGAAAAAAATGGTAGTTCTTGTGGCACTCGTGTAGGATGGACTAGAGCTGGTCAATTAGCAAGAAGAGAAAAAATTAGTAGAGATACTATTTCAAGAATGGCTTCTTTTAAAAGACATCAACAGCATAAAGATGTTCCTTATTCAGAAGGCTGTGGTGGTTTAATGTGGGATGCTTGGGGAGGTAGTGCTGGAGTAAATTGGGCGATAAGCAAACTTAAAGAACTAGATAAAAAATGATACAAGATTATAAAACATTATTTATAAATATGGGGAGTTTAGGTATATCATTAACTGATATAGATATAATACTTAAAATTGCACTTTTGCTTATCACAATTGGCTACACTTTACAAAAATGGTGGATAATGAATAAAAAGAAATAATGTTAGAAACTATAAAACATTTGACTGGTATGTGTGGAGAAACACACATAAATCTACTAACTATTACATTACTATTTTTTCTATTTAAAATATTATTAAATAAAAAATACAATGACAAAAAACTTTACTAAAGAAGAGTTTGATTGCAACGATGGTTCAGAAATGAATATTGCTATCTATCATAATATAGTAAAAGTTGCAAATCAATTACAAATACTTAGAAATTATATTGGCAAACCAATAACTATTAATTCTGGTTATAGATCAGAAGAGTACAATGCATCTATAAAAGGCTCTTCTAAGAAGTCGCAGCATGTAATGGGTAGAGCAGCCGATATTGTAGTAAAAGGAATGACTCCATTAGCTGTACATACTACAATAGAACTTCTAATTGAAAAAGGAGATATGCTGCAAGGTGGCTTGGGATTGTATGATTCTTTTGTACACTACGATATAAGAGGAACTAAAGCTAGATGGGATGGCTAAGAAATTTAAAGATACTAAAGTAGGTAAATTTTTAGCTAAGAGTGGATCATCAATTGTTGAAACTTTAGGTGGTGCTTTACCAGACAAAGGACTCTTGGCTGTTGTAAAAAATCTTATACATAAACAGCCTATGCCTGTCAAGGATAAAGAAATGGCTCTTAAATTATTAGATCAAGATATTACTGAAATGCAAGAGATTTCTAAACGCTGGGAAAGTGATATGAAATCTGACAATAAGCTTTCTAAAAATGTCAGACCACTTACTTTAATCTTTGTGACTATAAGTTTAATCCTTTTTATATTTCTGGATTCTACTTTTATAGATTTTCAATTAGAAGAAATGCACATAGAAACTCTTAAACAACTCTGCTCTGTTGTATATATAGCATACTTCGGAGGAAGGAGTTACGAAAAAATAAAAAAGTAACCACACTTTTCATTTTCCTCTTACTTATAGTATATGAAAGACTTTAGACCAAGACTTAAAGGCAATAAACTTGTAGCCTTTAACAACCTATTAAAAAAAGAAACAAGAGTATTAGTTATCGGAGATTTACACGAGCCATTCTGCTTAGATGAATACTTAGACCATTGTGTTAATATATATAAAAAGCATTTATGTACAAGAGTGGTTTTTATAGGAGATTGTCTGGATTCGCATGGATATTCGTTTCATGAAAACGATCCAGATGGTTATTCAGCTGGTCATGAACTTAATTTTGCTATTAAAAGATTAGCAAGATGGTACAAAGCATTTCCTAAAGCAGACATTTTAATTGGTAATCATGATAGAATGGCTTCAAGAAAAGCATTTTCTGGTGGTATTCCTAGTGCTTGGATAAAAGGTTATAACGATGTATTAAACACTCCTAACTGGAAATGGCACGATAGATTGGTCATAGACAATGTTCAATATATACATGGAGAAGCTGGAACAGCAAGAACTAAATGCAGAGCTGATATGATGTCAACAGTACAAGGACATTTACACACCCAATGTTATACGGAGTATTATGTAGGTCAAAACTTTAAAGTATTTGGCTCACAGGTAGGCTGTGGCATTGACCATGAAAAATATGCATTTGCTTATGCTAAGGCTGGGAAAAAACCAGCTATTGGATGTGCTGTAATATTTGGAGGTAAAACTTGTATAAATGAATTAATGGAATTAGGGTCAAAAAAGAGCTAAATATCGGCTAACTTACCACTATACTTACCACTAAAAATAAAAATCCCATCTTTAACAGATAGGATTTAAAATTGTTAGTAGCCCGTAGGGGACTCGAACTCGATTTTATTCGTTATCTTCGACTTAACCATAAGTATCGAAGGGAATCTTTTAATTATTTCTTTAGTTATGTGTTAAAATGTATGTTTTTTGTACATTTGAAAGCAATAAAACTTACCACGATACTTACCACTACTAAAATTATGTTTTATTTAAAAGAGCCTAATTCCAAAAACAAAACCTTAATAATAGTACAATACTATGTAGCTAGAGATAAGGCTAAATTCAGAATTTCGACAAATATAAAAATAAATCCTGATAATTGGGATAAAAAAAATAGAATTCCAATAAGAAAGCGTGGAGGTCTTGGAATTGAATCCCAAAAGATAAGCGTTAAGCTAAATGAGTTTAACAAAAAAATAGAAGATTTACGCTATAAGTTTGGCAAAGATCTTACTATAGGAGATTTAAAACTAGCATTTAATAAATCAGAAGAATTTGTTTATGCCTTAGATTACTTTGAAGCCTTTTTAAATGAAAGAATTAAAGTTAGTGATGTTGCCTATAAGACTATTCAGAAATATAAAGTAGTATTGAACAAACTAGTTGTATTTCAAATACATAAGAAAAGACAATACAAGCTATCCGATTTACAAGAGCAATTTTTTATTGATCTTATAATATATCTAAGAGATAAGCACGATTTATATGATAACACTCTTAATAGATATATATCTGTAATTAAAACTTTCTTGCGTTGGTGTATAAAAAAAGGGTACTCCCCTCCTATGGACTTTGCAGAGGTAAGAATTAAGAAGCATGAAACCGATGATGTTGCTTTAACTAGAGAAGAGGTAGAACTAATTGCAAGTGCTGAATTGTCTGGAGCAAAAGATAGAGCTAGAGATTTGTTTTTAATTGGTGTTTATTCTGGTCAGCGTTGGAGTGATTACTCTGTATTTGATAAAGCAGATGTTAGAAACGGACTCTTATATAAAAGAGCTAAAAAAACCAGCTCTATATCTAAGATACCATTACACACCAAGCTAAAAGCTATCCTGGATAAATACGATTGGAACTTGCCTAAGATAAGCTCTCAAAAATTTAATGTACATATACAACAGATTTGCAAAGCCTTAGAGATTAATGATAAGATAAAATTTACTCATTCAAAAGGAAATCACAAAAAAGAGGAAATCAAAGAGAAGTGGGAAAAAATAGGATCACATACTGCTAGAAGAACTTACATAACTCTAGCTAGTGAGGGAAATGTGCCAGATCATTTTATAATGGAAATTACTGGAATAAAAGATAGCAACACTTTAAAAAAGTACAAGAAGGTAAACAACAAAGCAATAATAGAACATACTAAGAATTTGTTTTAGACTTTCTTATTCTTTGTATTCGTTTGGCTCTTTCCTTGACTTCTTCACTATGTTCTTTTATTTGGAACATTCTTATATACACTTTTTTAAAGTAAGAACTGTAATCATTGTATAATGTCAATTTTTCGTTATCTGTATAATTGTCATTATTTATTATAGTCTTAATAGCTTTAGTCTGCTTATCAAGTTCTTTCATTCGGCTTTGTTTTTAATTTTGGTTTTAATTTTGACTTTATCTTTTCTGTTTCAAAAGCTTGAGCCATAAACGTATTAATGTTTTCTAAGTCTTGCTCAATTCTTAATATTTTATCTAGTGCAACAAGAAAGCTATCATTATAATTTTTAGATAACTCATTTAATTTATCGTTTACTGTTTGCGAAGCCTGTACAGCATAGGATTCAACCTTACCCTCAAGACTTTCAAAATTATCAAACAGCTCTTTAAATTTAATTGTATTCATTTCTTTTCTTACAGAGTCATAGTAAACTCTATCCTCATCAAGTTTCTTTAATATTTGTTTAGCTGTTACGGTTAAGTCATCTTCTCTAATATCAGTTTTATCTCCTATTATCATTTTCCCAGCTCCAGTTCTTAACCAATCCATATTTAAATTTGGATAAGCTTGAGATATTTTTTTTACTGTTGATATTTGGGGAGATCTATTTAATGTGATTAATCTTTTAATATTACTACCATTATGCATTCCAAGTGATTTTGCAAATGAATTATGAGTCATATTGTAGTACTCTATTACTAAATTTAGTCTATTACCTATACTCATTTTTAATTGTTTTTTAATATGTATTTAATATATTAATTGCGTTTTACTTGTTTTATATTATAATTATAATTATATTTGGCTTATATATTACTTACTTAGCTATGACTGACAGAGTAAACAAGACAATTAAATTACGATTTTTAAACAAGTAAAACAAGCCAAATGAAACAAAACATTAAAGAATTATTTAACCAAATAGATAATAAGTTTGATTTTATAATTCTATTATCTAAGGAATTTAAAGTAAAACCTAATTCAATTAGAAATAATTGGTTTTCATCTTACTACAGCATACCAGAAAAACATGAGTCAAGAGTTGTTGAAATTCTACAACAAACTATTAGACAACAAAATTTAGTAGCAGTATGAGTTCAGAAAAGCAATATATCAGAAACATTGTAGAGGAAGTTTTGTTTTATAATAAACAACTCTCTGTTAATGAGTGTGCAAAGCTTCTAAACAAAGACAAGCGTACAATAATAAAAGCGATTGATAATAAGCAAATCAAAGCTACTAGAGTAGGAAAGTCTTACTCTATTCCACAATTACAATTTTTAGAATAATGCAAAAGTATATAGTAGAATATTGGTGGTATGACAGCAATGAAATGGCAGACTATGAGCATTTATCTGTAGTTGCTAAAAATAACAAACAAGCTATTGAGAAAGCAAAATCATTAGCTAGTACAAGAAGAAGAGGAGCTAGAAGCTTTACAATAGTATAAATGGAATATCAAGAATACATAGAAAAAGGAGAAGTCTGCAATGATTGTGGATTACCAAAAGACACCAACAATAGTTGTTGGAGCTGTGAAATGTTTAAATAATAAAAATGTCAATAAAGAATAAAATATATACAAATAATCTAAAATTAATATTTGGAGATTTTATAAAAGAGTTACAAGCAATGCAAAAAGAATCTCTTAAAAATAAACCTATTAATAAATAAAATTATGATTAAAGAAATATTACAATCAGTTACAGATGAACCTATAGAGTTTATTAAAAACCTATCCTTTTTGATAGGACTTACTACTACATTTTATGTATTCATCTGGATATTTTACTAATATGATTAGAGAATATTATACAGAAGTAATGCTTTCTAGTACTAACTATACTAGAGCTGAAATTAACGAAATGGATTTATCTGAAATACAGATGCATCTAGGATATGAATAACAATAAACAATAACAAATAAAAACTAAAACAATGGCAATTAAATTTAAAAAAGTAGAACAACAACAACAAACAACTAATAAGTATTTAGCACCAGCTGGAACACATATAGCTCGATGCTATAAAATGATTCATGTTGGAGAGAGAGATTACGAATATCAAGGAGAACCAAAAAAGAAAAACTCACTCTGGGTTTACTTTGAATTACCCAATGAATTAGCAGTATTTAATGATGAGAAAGGTGAAGAGCCTTATTCAGTAAACATAGAATACAATCATGTTCCTTATGAAACTGCTAAGATTATGAAGCATATAAACTCTTGGAGAGGTAAAGCTTTATCTCCACAGGAAATAGATGATTTTGATGTTTCTACTTTATTAGGACAACCATGTATGATTACAATCGTGCATAATACTTCAGCAGCTAATGGCAAGACTTATGCAAACATAGCTGGTATTTCTGGTTTACCTAAAGGTATTGAATGTCCAGCTCAAGTTAATCCTAGCTATACATTTGATTACAATGAGAATTTTGATTGGACTAAGATGGATAAAAACATTCCTCAATTCTTACAAGATATTATGAAACAGACACCTGAATGGAATGAGAAAATGAATGAGATACCTAAAAACCCAGAGCCAATAGAAACAGAAAGAACTGACTTACCATTTTAATAACTAAAATTTATAACGCTATGGAAATATCAACACAAAACAGAAACACATCTTACAAAAATATTATTAATAAGATTTCTGATAAAAGAAAACAAATTTTTGAGATTATACTAAAACATAATGGCATTACAGCACAGGAAATAAGCAGACTATATAAGTTACCTATAAATCAAATTACAGGTAGAATAACTGAGCTTAAAGATATGTGCTTTATAAAAGAATCAACTGTGCATCTTAATCATGAATCTGGTAACTATTGCACTAGTTATGTGGCTGTAAAAAAAATGGAAGAGTTTCTGCATTTAACTAACGTAAAATATTCTTCTTTAGTCAATATGAAAAAGTCTTTAGAGTTTGATTATCACTATGGACTTTCTGAACACACAATGAAATAT